ATATTGAGAGAGTCTAATATTCTGACATCCTATCATAATTATTCTCGAGCTACAAATGATATTAATACAATTACTAAAAGTATAGGCTGAACTTATGGGGATTACATCAAGACAACTTCAGGAACAAAAATTAGCAAGCAGGAATATTCTTTATTTCAGTAGCCTAGCCTGGATTATACATCCTACTAGAGGAAAGGTCTTATTTGAACTATACCCATTCCAGAAAGCCGTCCTTTATAATTTCCTAAAACATCGTTTCAATATAGTATTAAAACCCCGTCAGATGGGGTTAACCGAGTTAATTGCTCTGTATTCACTATGGATGTCGATGTACACTCCCCATTATAATATCCAAATAATATCGCTTAAGGAGAGAGTGGCTAAGAAACTACTTAGAAGGATAAAGCACATCTATGACAACCTTCCTAATCACATAAAGCTAAGGATAGTTAATGGGGTTAAAGGACAAGGTACAGCAACAGAGCTGATGTTTACCAATCACTCAATTATTACTTCTATACCAACAACAACAGATGCGGGAAGGTCGGAAGCAGTCTCCTTATTGGTTATTGATGAAGCAGCCATCATCAGGAACGCAGATACAATTTGGGCTGCTGCCTTCCCTACTCTCTCTACTGGGGGTAGGGCCATAATAAACTCTACTCCGCTGGGTTTAGGGAACTGGTACCACCAAACTTGGGTAGACGGTTTAGCCGGAGGCAATGGTTTCAATAATATCCGGCTGGATTGGATGATGCACCCAGATAGGAAACAGGATTGGTATGATCTAATGCGAAATGCTCTAGGGGCTAAGCGAACTGCACAAGAGATAGACGGTGACTTCTTAGCATCTGGTGATACTGTATTTGACCTGGTAGATATTAAAGACATAGAGGAATTTATAGCTGACCACCCACCCATAGAGACAAGGTATAATGGGCAACTCCTGTTTTTCGTAGAGCCAGTACCTGGTGCCAATTACTTTTTGGGTGCTGATGTTGCAACTGGCCGAGCTAAGGATTATTCAACGTTCTCAGTAATGGATAGGGCGGGCAATGAGGTAGCAGCTTTTAAAGGTAGAGTACCTACCAACCGATTCGCTCACATTATAGCTGAGGTAGGTAGGATATATAATAATGCTTTAGCAGCTCCAGAAGCAAACGATGTGGGTGAAGCAGTAGTAATGGAATTACAGAATATAAACTACCCCAATATCTACTACACTATCCGATTTGTAAAAGAGAAAGGTAGTAGTAAACCCAAAGAGGAGAGAGTACCTGGCTGGTTCACAACCTCAAAGACTAGGCCAGTAATAATAAACTTACTAGAGGAGGATGTTAGGGAAGTTAATATAGAGATAAGGAACCCTTACTTTGTTCCTGAAGCATACACCTTCATTTATGACCTTTCCAATAAACCAGTAGCTATGAGTAAGGGTGAATACATCGGAAACGGTGAGGATACCTATACGGATGATACTATGATCTGTACTGCTATCACTAACTACATTAGGAAAGGCAAATTAAACATAATGACAAACGCAGCATAATGAATATTTTTGGAAAGGAGATTATTTTAAAGAAAAGGAAAGGTCAGGTAAAAAAACCCATAGATCTTCCCCAAAGCCGGGTAAATGTCCCAGATGATCTTAAGATGTTTAACAGTTTGAAGGATAATCTGAAATACGTAAACCCAGCATTCTTCTGGAAGATGATACCAGAGATACGTAAACTCGCCGCTATAAATAGCCCACTATCATCAGCCCTCACCACTATGGTTCAATTAGCTAACACTGGCTTGGATATAAGGTTTTCTAATAAGCTGGATCCTGCCAAAAGGCTAAAGATGCTTAACCATCTCGACGTAGTTACCAGGGATTGGGGATTCGGTACTGCTGGTATACATGGCTTAGTAGATAAGATCCTGTATCAATTGCTAACCGGAGGTGCCCATGCCGGTGAGTGGGTAATAAAAAATGACATGTCTGGCGTAGATTACCTTAGCTTTATTGCTCCAGAGAAGGTAAGGCCGGTATATAATAAGAGGACAAATAGATTCGAATATTTTCAAGAAGTAAAATCTGTAGAATCGACTCACAAGAAGGTCCCACCTTTGATAAAACTAAATGACCTTACTTTCAAGTACTATGCACTGTACTCCTTAGAAGAGAACCCTACAGGGATTCCTCCATTCCTATCTGCCTTACCAGACTTGGTATCACAGAAGAATATGCTTAATAACATAAACTTCATAGTAGAGCAGATAGGCCTCATGGGATTCTTAGAATTATTGATGGATAAGCCCCAGCAAAGGGATGGCGAAAGCAATGACGGATATAGGAAAAGGCTTACTGATTTCCTAACTGAGGCTAAGAACAGTATTAACCAAGGCCTAAAAGATGGTATAATAGCTGGGTATAAGAATGACCATGAGTTTAACTTCCAGGCTATCACTAAGGAACTAGGTTCTGTACCAGCTATCTTTTCAATAGTGCAAAAGACAGTAGCCTCAGGCTTATTAACCCCCTCGGTATTTCTAGAGGGTCCTGAAACTAGGACAGAAACCCAGGTATCTATCATATTCACTAAACTGCTATCTCAGCTAAGTGATATACAGAACATAGCTATACATGCACTAGAGTATGGTTTCACTCTGGAGTTACTATTAGCTGGATACAATCCTCAAGGGCTTAAAGTAACATTCGATAGGAGCACTCTAACCGATGCTTATAAGAAAGCTCAGACTGATGAGATTAATGCAAGAGTAGGTCATCAACTTTATGCTGATGGTGTAACAGAGCTGGATGATTATGCTAGGAGGATGGGCTATGACCAGGCTTCCCAGAGTAAACCCAGACTACCCATAGAAACTACCAAGTCGGATGATACCGGTGATAGGGCTGCTAAGGACAATGTTAATAAAACTAACCGAGACTCTGACAAGAGAGTCAGGGATACCAAGAAAACACAACCCAAAAATAGATAACCATGATTGATCAAATAACCCTAACCTCCAATAGATCCCTACTCCACAGCCATGTACCTGCAGGAGTAAATCTTTGCAATAGCAATAGCTGTAGAGTACTGACTAAGGACTCCATGGAATCATTCGGACTATTCGAAACAAACGCTCCCAACTTTAATACCTACTACCCCGATGTAAAAGCTGAGGACTTAAAGCCCAGTGATGATGAGTTTATCTTCCCCATATTTAGGGCATTGTCCGAGACTATGGTTAGGAAATATGCTCCTATAGATTTTACAAAGGCAGGAGTGCTTAAAAAAAGCATGAATAAGTTAGTCGGTATTTCGATACACACAGACCATGAACAAAACTCCGGTAATGTACTAGGGGCGGTTAAATCCGCTACTTGGCAAGAGGCTTATAAGGTTGGTACTTTAAAAATCCCCGCTGGAGCTAATGTTAAATTAGCCATAGATGGTAAATCGCATCCCCAGATAGCTAGGGGCATTATGATGGACCCCCCTAGTTACAACTCAGTATCAGTAACCGTACATTTCAAATGGGAGTGGAGTCACTCCGTTTCCGACGACCAATCCCCTTACTCCCTATGGGGAACTACTATGGAGGATGGGTCTGTATTCAGGAAGGTAGTTACAGATATAGTATTATACTCAGAGATCTCAATAGTACCCATGGGTGCTGACCCTTTTGCTAAACTAGTAAGGGATGGCCAGATGGTTAATCCCAAGTTTACTGAGGATAGACAAGCACTACAGATCAAAGCTAATGAGCTAGGTGCTATGGATAACACCGTAATGGACTTCGCTTCAATCGAACAATTTTCACAATTTAATAAACCACCAAAAACAAGAGACGATATGGAATTATCAGAATTTTTAAAATCGCTAGGCTTGGATGCTCAAGCTAATGATGAGGCTATCAGAAATAAGATTACTGAATTAACAGCTTCTAAAACCCTGCTGGATTCTCTACAAGAGGTAGACCCAGAAATAAACAAGGACACTCTAACCGCTTTAAAGGCTGTGACACCTATAACTGAGGAGCAAAATACAATCCTTAGCTTCGTAGAGGAGAATGGAGGAACCCAAAACCTTACTGATGTAGTAGAGTTTCAAAAGACTGCACTAGAAGCACAAAGGGCTTCAGCAGTTAACTTCTACAAATTAAGCAATGGAGATAAGGCAAAGGAAGCTATCATTGAAAGTATTAACAACTCCAATGGTGCTACTCTAAAAGCTTTCGAAGAGCAATTCAAAGAAGAGTACAACACTAAGGTTCCCCTTACATGCAAGTCTTGTGGCTCTCATGAGGTTTCCCGTAAAGCCAGTGAAGCAACAGATCCTACTCCTACTCCTCAAACATTCCGTGAAGAGTTAGCTGCAAAAAGAGCAAAGAAAGCTACTGAGTTTATCCATGGTACCGAAGAAAATTAGCCTATAAACTCGCAAGCTAAATGTACTATTAATACTTATTAAAGAAACCTTATAAATTTTATATTATGCCACATACGTTAGGAGACAAAACACGTTCCGCAATTATATGCGGACCAGAATCTCACAAATTATTCCTAGAATTTAGTAAAGCTGAGGCTACAGTTATCGAAGCTGGAACCCCAGTAACCCTAGACCCATCAAATGCTGGAGAAATTCTAGCTGCAACTTCAGGAGCAGCTATGGACGATATCATTGGATATTCCGTTACCGGTAAAAACCACACTGCCTATGGTGAAAACCTAGTTACTATCGCTTGCCGTGGATTCATGGTAGTTATTGGTAAAGCTTCTGGCACTGTACCTCCAGGCCCAGTAGAATTTGACACGGTAGATTCCGAGGGCATCAATGTCTTTGGTGCTTCAACCAGTCCCGCAAAAACGGTTGGTTGGGCTATTGTAGGAAATACCACTGGATTAGACATCGAAGTGTTATTGTTCTAAGCTAAGGCTTGAAGATAAAACAAATTAGTAATTTTTAAAATCATAACAGATGTTACACGATAAATACACAAATTCCCAATTTAATGGTAAATTGGAGGCTATGGTTAAAAACCTAGAGGCTATCAGAAAAGACAAGGATCGTCCAATGGATGTTTCTATGGCTGATATGCTTAAAAGCCAGCATGATTTATCCCTGGCACAGTTTTACGCTGAAATAGGGGTTGATCCAAGCTTTGACACAATTAATAACCTTTTTGTTACTCCAAGTGCGGATGTAAGGTGGTTAGTTCCTGAGATATACAGAGATGCAATCCGTTTGGGTTACAGATCTTCACCTATCTGGCCAAAGATCACTGCAATGGAAGAGAACACAACTGGCTTAACCCAGATCCTTCCTCATATTAACATGTCAGACGCTCTACCTAGAAAAGTAGGTGAAGCAGAGACTATCCCAGTGGGAACTCTATCTTATGGTGAGAAGCAATTCTCTATCTACAAGTATGGACGAGGTATTAAGATCCCCGATGAGGTAAAACGTTATGTTACTCTTTCAGTTTTGTCAATTTACTTGCAGGACTTCGGAGTTAAGATGGGCTATGGAGTTGATAACCTAGCCTTAGACGTACTTATTAATGGTGAGCAAACTGACGGTTCAGAAGCAGCTCCAATTATAGGGGTAGCCACAACTGGAACCATCACATTCCGTGATATACTTAAGGTTTGGTTAAGGATGGCTAAGATTGGCCGTAAGCCTAGCACTATGGTAAATGGTGAGGACATGGCTCTTGACATTATGTACTTAGATGAGTTCCTAAGCCCAGTGTACGGAACTCCCATGTATAAGTTAAACCCAGATGTATCTCTACCTCAAGGGGCTCAGATGTATATCCATGGGGCAGTTTCCACTAACCAGGTGGCTATCATCGATCCTACCTCTTCTCTACTTAAGTTGAATGCTATGCCTTTAACAGTAGAATCAGAGAGAATCGTTTCCAACCAGACTGAGGCAGTTTATGCTACTTTCGCTACTGGTTTCGCTAAGTTATTCACTGATGCTACATTGATCCTAGATCGTAGCAAGGATTTCGCAACTAATGGATTCCCCGATTGGATGGATTATCTAACTGAAATGAACGACGCAAAGATGTTGTAAAGCATCGGTAATATTTATAATTAGGAAGGCTACAGGATCTGTAGCCTTTTATTTTATACTTTAAAAACATAACAGATGAAATACGTATATAAATTAGGGGTTTCTGCAACATCCTTTACAGATGCTAAAAGTGGTATAAGTATCACTAGGAATAATCCACACACTACCACCGTAGACCTTAGAGCTAT